AGATGATTTAAAAATATTAAAAAATAATAGAAGTGAGTTAGTAGAAGCTACTGTAAAAGCTATATGTCAATATTTTGGAATAGAATATAAAAAAGAAATAACAACTAATACAAATAAGGTATATAAAGTTTGTATAGGAGCATATAAAAATAAAGATAATGCAGATAAAATACTTAATAAAGCGAAGGAAAAAGGTTTTAAAGATAGTTACATAATTTACCAATAAGTGCTATAATATAAATATATAGACCAAATTTGCCTTGATTTAATTTTTACTTAATATTTGTTCCAAAAAGGAAGTTATTGTAAAAAAAATTGCATTAACTTCTTTTTTATTTTATAATAAAACTAATTTAATATATATTATTCTTTATAGCTATTTATTAGCTATAGCCAAATAATTTTATATAAATTCTTTCTAACGAAAAAAAGGAAGTTATTGTAAATTTATGTTGCGATAGCTTCTTTTTTTTATTACAATTAAATTAAATTAATATAATTTGTTGATTACTAACTAAATAAATTATTAAAACAACCAAATAATTTTTTTTAAAATTTCCTTATTTTGTACTTTTTATGAATATTAGAAACTCAAGTTGTAGAGTATAATTTCAACAGTTAATCGGCTAAAGATGTAAATAATATCAACACTACTATAATTAAATTTATTACAACCATATAATTTCAGTAAGAGAGAAGGCTAGGGGATTCGCCTTCTTTTTTATTGTAAAAATATGTTTTATTTCTAATAAATTATGGTATTATATATTTACAGACTTTTTTGTGACTATAAATAAATAGATTCTTGAATGAAAATAACCTAGTTCTTCCCACAAGACTGGGTTATTTTTATTTTATGAATAAATACCTTATAAATAAGCTATACCCACCTTAAAATCGATTTAAATAGATATTTTGCATATAATCTAATTACTCTTCTATTACAATTCCTATTATTTTCTTTTCTTGATCTAGTATTACTTTTTCATTATCTATTACAGTATAAGTCCAATGTGGCACTTCTATTATTTTATTGTTTTCTAATAATTTAACTTTCATTTAATCACCTCTTTAATTAAATTTTAACTTTGCCCAAATTCCCATATTTCTTGTTTTTAATCCTATATATTTATCTGTTAAAACTATATATTTAGCCCAATATCCATCTGTAGTTTTAGCTATTTCATCAAGATTTTTATTTGTATTTTTTATTATCATCTCAAACTCATTATCTTTTAATCCTATATATTTATTTTCTTTTATAGCATTTATCAATTTATATATTCTTTTAAATTCTGCATCAATTTTATTTCTTTCATTTTCTGTTAATTGTTTTATTGTTTTCAGATTTTTGTTTCTTTCTTTAGTTTTCATGTTATCACCTCTTTTTTATTGTAAAGGATGAGGTTGTTTATCTCTACTAGGAGCTTGTAAAATTTTAACATTTAGTAGGTCAAAAACCGTCGTTCACAAAGGTCAAAAACCGTCGTTCACAAGTGTTAAAATAAAATTGTATGGGTAGTTATTCACAATATCCACAATATCCACAATATCCACAATTAATATAAATAGCTGAAACCGTTGAAAATACTGGGTATGTAATTTTTACACCCCCCCTATGTAAAATTTAAACACCCCCCTATGTATTTTTTAAACCCCCCGTATGTAAAATTTAAATACTAACTAAACTAAGAATTAACTAAACTTAATTTTATCTATACTTATTTAATAGTTCTAAAAAATAAAAAATCCTAATAATATATAAAAATATAATGTTAACAAATTATAAAAATTGTATATAATATATAAAGAGGTGATTTAATATGGAAAAGAAAAAACAAGTTGCTATTAGGCTAAATGAAGATTTTTATAAAGAGATAAGAATAGCTTTATTAAAAGAAGGTATAAGTTTTCAAGAATATGTTGAAACACTTATAAAAAAAGATATGAACAGTAGGGGGAAATAAAATGATAAGGGTATTAGATGGAAGAAATTTTAATTTTACATTAATAGAAAATGAATTAATAGATGATATAGAAAAGTTTGATAAAAATGATTTGCTTTGTTATATGGTACTTTGTAGGTATGCAAATAATAGTACTGGTGAATGTTACCCTAGTTATAAAACAATAGCTGAAAAAATGAGAGTAGGAGTTTCAACTGCTATGAAAGCCATTAAATCTTTAGAAGGTAAAGGTGTAATAGAAATTAGTTCAAGAAAAAATGAAACTGGTGGCGATACATCAAACTTATATACAATAAAAGATATAAAGCAATATTATGAAAATAAAAAAGCTTCTACTGGTGGCACAGTAAAAGCTACTAATACAAATAAAAATAATATTGATATTAATAGTATACCACAAAAAGATAAAAAAGATACAAAAAAAGAAAATAAAAAAAATACTGGTAAAGGTGCTTCTGCTAATGTAAACAATACTTTTGAAAAGTATGATCCAAAAGAACTTGAAAACATGTTAGAAGAAGGGCAAAAAGGCAAATTTTATAAAGGCAGAGAAGAAGATGAAAAACAAAATTATATAGATGGTAATGTGGTAAATGTAGATAATTGCATAACTGATAATAATATAGAATATGAAGCCCCACTATTTAATCCAAGTTTTGATTTTAAGTTAAATAAAGGAGTTGGAGATAATGATGGAAAATTTTAAACAAGAATTTAAAATATATTGTGAAACTGTAGAAGATACAAAAGGATTAGAAATATTAAAGCAAAATTTATTTGACCATACTTTAAACCTTGAAACTTTTATAGATGGTTGTATTGAAATAGATTTATTAGAAGCTAGTAATGAAGAAATTATACAAGAAGCAATAAAAATAGAGGGACTTTTAGGTGCAGCAATTACTAAAGCTGGATGTGTAAATACTTTAATGCCTAGAAAAATTTATACATTAATAGATAAATTTAGTTTTAGTTTTATTAAAGATATGTTTAATTATACTATTACAGATTGTTTTGAGTATCTTTATACTAAAAAATATCCAAAAGATTTTTATATGATTGAGAAATTAGAAGAAGATGAAATACCAAATTGGTATAAAGATTTATTTAACCTATTAGAAAAGCATAATATTATATAAATAAAATCAAAATAAACAGACATAAGAGAGGTTTTTAATTTCTCTTAATGTAAATATATAGATATAAAGCAAATAAGGGGGAATTTATGAACGTTCTAAGTTTATTTGATGGAATGAGTTGTGGGCAAATAGCTTTTGATAAATTAGGTATAAAATTTGATGGAATTAAAGATAAATATTTTGCTAGTGAGATAAAGAAAAGTGCTATAAAAGTTACTAAACATAATTACCCTAATACTATACACATAGGAGATGTAACTAAAGTTAGTTATAGTGACGGGGTTTTATATACTGAAAATGGAAGCTATGAAGTAGGGGAAATTGATTATTTAATTGGTGGAAGTCCTTGTCAAGATTTTAGTATGATAAAAATGCAGAAAACGGAGTGTGGAAAATACGGGTTAAATGGTGATAAATCTAAGTTATTTTATGAATATTTAAGATTATTAAAAGAAATTAACCCAAAATATTTTTTACTTGAAAATGTAAGAATGAAAGAAGATAGTAAAAAACAGCTTGATAATTATTTAGGTGTAGAAGGTAGATATATAAATTCAATAGATTTTAGCTTCCAAAATAGGCCTAGATTTTACTGGACCAATATAAATATATTGCCTTATGAAGCTAAGAATATTAATTTCCAGGACTATAAAGATACTGATTATGAATATTGTAAACAATTTAAAGTTAATAAAACAATGAGCAGACTTAGAATGTGGAACAATGGGAATGGTACAAATAATATTAAAAGTGGTTGTGCTAATGTAACTGATTCGGAAAAAATATTTTGTTTGACTAGGTTTCAAGATAGATGCCCCAATAGTGGATTAATAGAGTTTGAAGACTTTTGCAGATTTTTAACTAGAAGAGAATTAGAATTGGCTCAAACTGTACCAGTTGGTTACACTAACTGTTTAAGTTATAATCAAGCCCAAGATGTTTTAGGGGATGGATGGACAGTTGATGTTATAGTTCATATGTTAAAAAGTTCTTTAAATACAGAGCCAGTAAAAATTAAATTAGGTAGTATTGAATGTGAACAATTAAAATGGATAATATAGCCATAAAGGGAGGATTTAGGTCCTCTCTTGTTTAATTATATAGCTAAAGTATTTTTAAAAATTTGTGGGGGAATTTTAAAGAAATGGCTAGTAGATTATGGACAGAAGAAGAAATTAATTTTTTAAAAGAAAACTGGAGTACAAAAACTCATAAAGAAATAGCTAAAGAACTAAATAGAAGTATTAGCTCAATAGCAAATAAAACTAGAAAATTAAGATTAGTTGATAATACCAGCAAATGGACAGATGAAGAAGTTGAGTTTTTAAAAGAAAATTACTTCAAAGATGTAGATTTTTTAGCTGATAAACTTAATAAAAGTTGTGATGCAGTAAAAAGCAAAAGGTTTAAATTAGGTTTAAGTATTAGTAATAAATGGAGTAAAGAAGAAGAACAATTTTTAATAGATAATTGGAATAAAGAAGAAGATTTTTTAGTTAAACATTTAAGTAGAAATATAAACAGTATAAGACAAAAGGGTTATAGAATGGGCTTATGTGTTGGAAGGTTTTGGACTAAAGAAGAAGATGCCTATTTAAAAGAAAAATGGGGTACAGTTAAAATCGAAAGTATATGTAAATACTTAGGTAGAAGCAAAAGAGCAGTTGAAAATAGAGCATATACAACACTAGGATTAAGTAGTCAAATAGCATGGTATTCTACAAAAGAAATAGCCGAAATGCTAGGGGTTAATAAGTGTACTATAAGAAAGAGGATTATTAAAAATAATTTTCCACACCATAAGTCAAAGACTAAACAAAAGGCTTATATGTTAGATGAATTTCAATTAAGAAAATTTTTAAAAGAAAATCAAGACTTATGGCATTATGATAACTTAACTATAAATATATTCGAGAATGAAATGCCATGGCTAAAAGCTAAAAAAGAAGCTGATAGAAATAAATTAAAGAAGTTTAAAAAAAGCTGGAGTGAAGAAGAAGATTTCAGAATGCTAGATATGCTTAGAAATAATTATACATATGAAGAAGTGGCTAAAAAGCTAAATAGAACTGTAGAAGGTTGTAAAGGTAGGCATAGATATAAATATAGATGGAAACTTTAAAGGGGTAGACATGAAAATAATTTTAGGGATATTAATTTATTTTATTATATTATTATTTTACTATTCATTGTTTTCAGTAGGGGAGAAAGATAATGATTAAAGTATTTGATAATAAAGAAAATATTTGTGAATGTTGCGATAATGACAGTAGCATTTTAATAGATTTTACAGAAGATACTAGGCCAAATTCACTTGGAACTAGAGTTTATTTATGCGAAGAGCATGAAAGAAAATTAATAGATTTACTTTTACCATTTTAAGTTTAAATAAAATCAAAATTTTAAGGGAAGTGAGTATTATGGAAATTTCAAAAGTTATATGTATAATGGGTACGTTTCTTTGTTTAATAGGAATGTACCTTAGTAAAGATATAAAATATGTAATTATAAACGGAGTTGTGTTACTTGCAAATGTAATTATAACTCTGTCTTAAAACCAATTAAAATAAAACTTTTAAAGGAACTAGAGAATAATTTCTCTAGTTTTTTTATTACATAATGTATCAAAAACATAACAATTGAATATACTGTAATATAAAATAATTAAATTTAAGGGGGATAAAATATGAAAATATATACTTTAGAAAATAAAAATGAGGTATTAGCTATTTTAAGTCATACTGATAATATGAGTTATAGAAGATTTAAGGAGATATGTTTAGAAGCTTCACAACAAGCAGAGAACGACTTTTACACTATGAAAGATATATTAATTAGCGATTATAATTTTAGTTTGGTTGAGTGTTGTGGAGGTTTTGAAGTATCCAAAAGGAGGGGTAGTTTTTAATGATTGGGGCTATAACTTATTTAGGATACTGGGCGATAATTTTATATATGTTATAGATAAAAAATAGGGGTGGGATATATTCCCACCTACTACTATTAATACTAATATTTTTATTGAAGATTTTTTTATATAGAAAAAATGTATGTGTATAATATTTTCCAATATTTGGAATAAATAAATTATAACATAAGTGGGAGGAAATTCAAATGTTAATCCAAACTATTTTAGGTTCAGTTGCAGTAGGTTCGATGGCTGGTATATATAAAATATTAAAAAATAGTATGGATGCAGAAGATAAAGAAATTATAGTTGAAAATATAAGCAAATATGAGTATTACCCAGTAGGGATAAGCGATATATTAGAAGATAAAAATATAATAAGATATCAATATACAGAAGGTGAAAAAGACGGTGTAAGCTTTTACCTTGGGAATGATGTAAATAATGAAGGTGAGAAAGTAAAAATAGATATATTAGATGGAAGTATATTAATAGGTGGTATGACGGGAGCTGGAAAATCAAATATATTAAATGTATTAATTACAAGTCTTATGTTAACCTATACACCAAATGAGGTAAGCTTTCTAGGATGTGATCTAGCAGATGCAGATGTATCATATTTTTATAAATATAAACACTTTATTAATATGTCAACTACTCATGCTGGATTTTTAAAGCAGGTTGAATGGTTTAGAAATAAATATAAAGAAAGAATGAAAATACTAAAAGAAGCTAATTGCAGAAATGTAGTTAATTACAATAAAAAGAACGATAAAAAAATGACTTACTTTGTATTTGTAATAGATGAAGTTGTATTACTTTCAGCAAATGAAAAATGTAAAAAAGAATTACATCAAATAATGAGCCATGGTAGAAAAGCTGGATTTTATTTTATATTATGTATGCAAGATGCTACAAAAGATTCTATAGGCAAGTGTAAAATGAACTGCCCTCAAATTATAGGGCTTAAAACTAATGATGAAACAGATAGTAATACAATTATAGGTAAAAACCATAATTTACAAGATATTAATATAGTTGGTAGATGTAAAATTAGAAATAAAAACGGAGTTAAAGAAGTCCAAAGTTTTTATATAGATGAAGATGAAATAGAAGAATTATTAAAGCATAATCTAAAAAACTAGGAGGGTTTAAAATGGCATATACTTATAGATTTGTAGATGCTAATGAAAATATAATTTACGTTGGTTATACTGGCCAAAGTATGGCAAAAAGAATAGGGCAACATTTTGAAAAAGGCCATTTACCTAAAAAATGCTATAAGTCTATAGCCAGGATAGACTGCATTAAATGGGAAACTAAAAGTGATGCTCAAGTTATGGAAGTATATTTTATTAACAAGTATCACCCCATATACAATAAATTAGATAAACAAAATGATCATTTAAACATACAAGTAACAGATGAAAAAGAATGGCAAGTATATCAAGTAATTAAAAAGCCTAATATTAAATACGAAGCTGAAAATGGTGTTCTTACTTGGATTATGTGGGGTGCTTTAGCATATGCTATTATAAGCTTTTTTATAAAGTAGGTGATTAAATGTATTTAGATAATATTGATAATAAAAAGATAGATGATGCAATTAAAAAAAGTGGATTAAAAAAGAAATTCATAGCTCAAGAATTAGATATAACCTATAACAGTTTAAGAAGAAAATTATTAGGTGAGGTTAAATGGTCCAGCTTGGAACTGGAAAAAATTTACAAATTGCTAGACAAATATATATAAACTTGACTATAATTTAATTAATATATGTGTTATAGGCTATATGTATGTATTATTAAATAAAATATATTAAAAAATGGGTATAATTTTTTCTATGTTTTATATTTTGTAGACCAAATATCATTGACGGAAAATGTACTTCTAGTTTTAGGAGTATATTTTTTTATTTAATAGTTGCATAAAAACAACTTAAACTGTATATTATAAGTATAATGAATTTTAAGGAGATATGAAAAATGGGCGAAAAGATAAAAGAATTAAGAGAAAGTAAAGGCATAAGTCAATATAGATTAGCTGAATTAACTGGTATTAATAGATCAACTATAAATAGATATGAAAACGGATCAATACAAAAGATTAGTTTCGATAATTTATTAAAAATATGTGAAGCACTTGAAACAGATATAAAAAATATTATTTAATTTTTTTTAATAAAATAGTTGCATTTATGCAACGAAAGATATATAATATAAGTATAAATAATAAATAAAGGAGAAAAGAAAAAATGAAAAATGGAACTAAATTAATAAATAAAATAAATAATAAAGAAGTTGTAATAGTAGGGAAAAGTTTTATGAGTAATGGAAAGAGAACTTGGGAATGTGTCGAATTTGAAGATGGAACAAGATTAGCAGTGGAAGATGTTGAAAGATTTTATGAAGAAGTAAAAGAAGTGGAAATTAAAGAAGTTCCAAAATTTAAAGTAGATGGAATAAAAAATGCTAATGCAATAGGTGTAAAAGTATATGATTTTAATAAAGATATAGTTAAAGTAGGCTATAGATTAATAAATGGAAAAGAAGTTAGAAAGACAGTTAAAAAATATACTTATAAAGATGGTAGTTGGAAATTCTATTTAAGAATAGGATATAAAAATATATGTGTTCATGACTTTCAATTAACTATGACTGATGAATTTATTAAAGAAGAATTTAGCAATTTTAAAAGATATAAAGCTATATAAAAAAAGTAAATGCAACTAAGTTTATAGTAAAATTTTATAAATTTAGTTGCATAAAAGCAACGAAAGAGCATATAATAATATTAAGAAAAGGGAAAGAGAAAAACAAAATTTAGGAGGTATTGGAAATGGAAGAATTAAAATTAAAAATGGAAGCTAAATTAGAAGTATATGAAAGTTTAATAAATGGGTTAGAAGAAGATAATAAATTTAAAACAGAATATGAAGCTAAAGCAGAAGAATTAAAACAATTACTAAATGAAATGGGGTGCTAGTAAATGTATAAATTCGATAGTGAAGCTTTTATAAAAGAAATGGAAAGTTTAGATGGAGTTGAAGAAACTCCACTAGACTTTGAAGAATTTGAAAGCTGGTATGAAAATGAGTTACAAACTGAAAGAGATTTAAAAAATGATTTATAGGGGGGTAATTAAATGTTATTAGAAGCCAAAGCAATTAATATAGAAAGTGAAATAGAATTATTAGAATATGAGTTAAAGATAGCTTTGCTAAATGATAGATTTCAAGATGCAGAAGATATTAAATCAGATATAATTGAATTAGAGAATGAATTAATGAGTATGGGGTATTAATTTACCCCAGCTTTACAGAAAGAAGGGGATCTAATGGAGGAATTAGAATTTATACTAAGCCAAAGAAAAATAATTCAAGATAAATACTTAAAAGAAGCTAAAAATATTTGGATAGAGTTTGACGGTGAAGAAGCAGATAAGAAGCATAAAAAACTTCATAGTGAATATAGAAACAAAGATTACTTTCTAGAAAGCTTACAAGCTAAATTAGAAGATATTTTAAAGGATATAGAGTATTATAAAACTAAGTAAAGGTGGTATTAGAAATGAATAGAAGCGAAAGTATAAGTAAATTAGCAGTATCTTTAGTAAAATTTAATAGTGAGGTTTCAAAGATAGCAAAGGATGCTAAAAACCCATTTTTTAAAAGTAACTATGTAACACTTGATAGATTGATAGAAGCTACTAGACCAATATTGCAAGAAAATGGATTAGTAGTTATGCAAAGCCCACTATCTAAAGAAGATGGAAGTATAGGAATACAAACATTATTAATCCATGAAAGTGGGGAATTTATAGAAAGTGAACCTATATTTATGAAACCAGCAAAGGCAAATGATCCACAACAAGCAGGAAGTATTATAAGTTATATGAGAAGATATAGTTATCAAGCTATACTTAATTTAAATACTGGAGAAGATGATGATGCTAATAAATCAACTGGGGAAGAAAATATAAAGGCTAAACTTAACGATAAAAGTTATTCAAACAATAAAGAGTTATCAGAGGAACAAGTGAAAGAGCTTTATTTAGTAGGATATAAAGCAGGATATACTTATAAAAAAGTAGATGAAGCGATAAAAAATAACTATGGTAAAGCAGTTAAAGACATTACCATAGAAGAATATAAAAACGCCATAGATGGGTTTCAGAAAATAATAACTTCTAAAGTAGGTGCATAGTTTGCATCTACTTATTTTCATATATACAATTAGTAGGGGGATAGATGAATATATTTAATAATTTAATAACTTATACAATAGCTTTTGATGTATTAGTCTTATATCTAGTATGGAAAGTTGTTGAACATTATAGACATAATTAAAGGGGGATATTATGGACATAAAAAAACTAAAATACAAAATAGTTATTGATAGCAGGGAGAAATCTATAAATCACATATTAAATAAATTCGATGAAGGCTTTGAATATAAACCTAGTCACCACGATATGTATAGGGGTAAAAAATCAACTTATAGTGAGCTAATACAATATTATATCCAAGAGAAAGGATTAAAAGTTGGGGATTATACTTTAGCAGTACAATTACCAAATAAAGAAGTTATAAATTTTAAGGATAAGGTAGTTATTGAAAGAAAAGCTGATCTAAATGAATTGTGTTGTAATTTATTTGATAGTAAAAGTAAAGATGATGAAGGCCTTACAAGATTTGAAAGAGAACTAAAAAGAGCTTATGAGCAAAATATAAAAGTACATTTAGTAGTAGAAGTTGCTGATATGCACTCTAAAATATTATCTAGTAAGCATTTTAGATATGATAAAGCTTCTAAAGTGTCACCAGCTTCTTTTTATGCTATGCTTCATGCTTTAGCTGCTAGATATAATATAAGTATTTGGTACACAGATAAAAGCAATTCAGCAAGACTAATCCATGACATTTTATATTATCATGCGAGAGAATACCTAAAGAATATATAAATTATTTTGTCTTAGGCTGTAGAAATACAGTCTATTTTTATATTTTTATGTCGGTATTTTGGTGTTATTAAAACGTAACATTTATAATATACTGTTATATAATATTAATATAATTTAATATGAGGTGATTTTAAATGATGGATATAAAAAAATATAGAAAATCAATAAACCTAAACCAAGATGATATAGCTAAAGCTTTAGGTATAACTCAAGCTTCTTATAGTTATAAAGAAGCTGGAATAAGGAAATTTAATTTAGAAGAAATTAAAATATTAAAAAAACTTCTAAATGTAACATATGAGGAATTATTAGGGGACTAGAATTAGGGGGAATAACATGAAAAATGAAGATCAATATTTTTTTACATTACACAAATTTAGCTTTGAGGAATACGAAGTTTGGAGGCAACTTTGTGAATATGAAGATTATACAAATAATATAACTGGCTATACAGTTAATCAATTAGTTGTAAATAGTGATAAAAGGGCAAATTTAACTACTCAAAAAGTTAGGACTATACTAAAGAAATTCAAAGAAGCTGGGTATATTGAGGATATTGAAAATGGAAAAGGAACTAAAGGGAAAGAAACTAGGGTTAGATTAACAATGAAGGAGAAAATATTTAATAACAATCAACAACAAACTAACAACTATTCAACAAATAAAACCGAGCAATTACAAGGCTTTGAGGATAATGAACAACAACAATCTAACAACAATCTAACAACACTATCAAAGAAAAAAGAAAAAAATAATAATATATTAATAGATTCTTATACTCAAAATGATGATTTGAAAACTACTATAAATGACTTTATTAGTATGAGAAATAAAATTAAAAAACCAGTTACACAAAGGGCGTTGAAAGGAATATTAAATAAATTAGACAGCTTCACAAATAATGACTTTGAAAAGATATTGATATTAGAAAATAGTATTGAGAATTGCTGGTTAAGTGTATATGAACTTAAAAATAAAAAAGCATCTACAAAAGTAGATACTGGAAAGAAAAATAATAATTCAGTTAATCCTAATATATGCAACCCTAGAAGAAAATATACACAGAGTTGTGATATTGGATAGAAAGGTATATCTATGGAACTTAAAAATATAGTAGAAGATATAAAAAGATATATAGATAGTGAAGCAGTAAAAAATAAAATAGCTTTAGATTTAAGATTAAAATTTAAAAATAATAAGTGTTTATGTTTTAAACATTCTGAAAGCAATCCCAGTATGAGTTTTGACAGTAAAAAGAAAAAGTTTAAGTGTTTTTCATGTGGTGCATCTTATGATATATTTAATCACTATCAAGAATACTATAATAAATCATTTCTAGAAGCTGTAAAAACCATTGTAAGCGACTTTGGAATGAATATTGATATAAATATTAATGAAAGTGATAGAAAACTTAAAAAAGAGCCTACAAAGTATGAAAATGGCAATAGTAATATATTAAGCTACTGCGAAAAAAGAAATATATCAAAAGCTACTTTGGATTATGTAGGAGTAAAAGAAAGTGGAAACTGCATTGTATTTGAATACAAAAACGAGTTAGGGGAACATTTAGCCAATAAATATAGAAAAACTAAAAAATCAAGTGGCCCTAAAATGTGGTTTGAGGAAGGTACCAATGTTAATACCTTGTTTAACATGGATAAGGTAAATATTAGTGAAGCTTTATTAATAACAGAGGGTGAATTTGATTGTTTAAGTGCTATTGAAGCTGGTTTTAAAAATGCTGTAAGTATACCAAGTGGGGTAAATTCAACAAATCAATGGATAACTTCAAATTGGACTTTTTTAGAACAATTTGAAGAGGTTATTATATGGTTTGATAATGACGAACCAGGTGTGAAAGGTGCTAGAGAGGTATTTAATAGATTGCCTAACAGTAGTGTAAAAATAGTTAGGTGCGAAGTTGCTAATGATATAAACGAATTGCTTCATAAATACGGTAAATTAGCAGTATTAAAGCAAATAGAAAAAGCTTCTACACCTATGCTAGATGGAGTTGCTACACTTGATATGATAGAAGACTTTGATGTTCACGAAGCAGAAACTCTAAAAACTGGTATAGAATATATAGATGATAAGCTAATAGGAATGGTATTTGGCAGTTTAAATGTATTAAGTGGCCGTAATGGTAGTGGTAAATCAACTATACTAAATCAAATATATATAGCAGAAGCTATAGCACAAGGTTATAAGGCATTTTTATTTAGTGGGGAATTAGTAAGTGGTAATGTAAAATATTGGCTACTTCAAACTCTAGCAAATGAGGAACAATTTGCAGAATATACTGCTAAAGATGGCCATAAATATAAAAAAGTAACTATACAATCAAAAGAAAAAATAATTGAGGATATAAAAGATAAATTTTTCTTATATGATAATGATGATTATAGAATAGAAAATATAATAGATAAAATGACTATATTAGCAAAAAGATATGGTGTAAGGGTATTTGTAATAGATAACTTAATGACAATAGAAAGCAGCTATAAAGATAAGTATGAAGCTGAAACAGATGTAGTTAAGAAATTAAAAAACTTTGCTAAAAAATATAATGCTTTAGTTCATCTAGTTGCACACCCTAGAAAGTCAATGAACGAAGAGATAGAAAAAGATGATGTTGCAGGGAGTGCTAATATAACAAATTTAGCTGACTATGTAACAACTATATCAAGAGCAAAAGATGATGTAACTGAATATGATGCAATTTTGAAAGTACTGAAAAACAGGCATACTGGAGTTAATGTAGGTAAAAAATTAATGTTTGATATAGATAGAAAAAGATTTTATAGTGCTGAAACAGAAAAAGAACTTAATAGAAGATACTTTGATAATTTTGAACAAGTAAATATAGATAGTTGGGATAGTATTTAGGGGGATTAATTAATGGGAAAATCAGAATGGGGACATGAGATAAATTTAAAATATAAATATACTAATGAAAATGCAGGAGAAATTAAAACTTATACTTTAAGCAAAGAAGAACTTGGAAAATATTTAAACGAAAGAAAAGAAGTAAAGTATAAGAGGTGTAATAATGGAGAATGTAGATAGAAATAAATTATTACTAGAGTATCAGAAATTATTAAAAAGGCTTGATAGTGCCGAGAAATGGGCGATAGATAATAATTTTAACTGGGATGATGTAAAGAAGTATAAATACAAAATTTGGTTGGAGAGAGATAATATAATAAAAGAAATTGAATTTGTTCGGGAATTACTTAAAAATAATAATATATAATCATATGAATGTATATTATTTTATATTATTACTCATAATATATATGAGGTGATTATATGAAAAGTATAGTTAAAATTCAAGACAATAAAAGAAATATATCATTAAATATCCCTAAATCCATAATTGAAAAGACAGGTATAAAAAAAGGCGATAAGGTTCTCATTGAACTAAGAGAAGATGGAATCATTATTATAAAAAGTGAGTATTAATACTATGGATAAACTAGAATTAAAGACTAAAATATGTAGTGTATGCAAAGAAGAAAAAGATTTGTCAATGTTTAATAAAAACAAAAGAAGCAAGACTGGGGTTAAAAGCGAATGTAAAAAATGCACTAAGGCACGTAGAGAAAGAGATAAAGATAAGATAAAAGAGTATAGTAAAAAATATTACAATGCTAATGCAGAAGAATTAAGAAGAAAAACTCGTGAATATCATTATGCAAATAGGGAAGAGAGAATACAGAAAACTAAGGAATGGAAAATTAAAAATAAAGATAAAATAATTAATTATCGAGCAAATAATAAAGAAAAAAGCAGAGAGTATCGAAGAAGGAACAGAGAAAAAGATATAGAAGCAGATAATAAAAGGTCTAACGAGTGGAGAAAGAAAAACTATGATAAAGTTTCTATATATATGAAAAAATGGGCTAGTGAAAACAAAGATAAATATAAAAAATATAATCATAAAAGAAGAGCGAGTAAAAAAGCTAATGGAGGGTTTTATACTGATGCCGAATGGGAAGAATGTTTAGAATTTTTTAATTATAAATGCGCTTATTCTGGAAAACCTATGGAAAGAATTTCAGTTGACCATATTGTCCCTCTTTCAAAAGGAGGAACCTCATATATAAGCAATATAGTACCTTGTGAATTAAGAATTAATAATTCTAAAGGAAGTAAAGATTTAGAAAAGTGGTATTTATCACAAGAGTTTTACTCTGATGAAAGATATGAAAAAATAAAAGAATGGGTTAATAAAAACAATTAAAGGACTTGAACAATAGTCCTTTAATTATTCAAAATTCTAGTTCTGTTTTTAATATTTATATGGCATAATATCTTATTGAGAAATTCTAATACCTAAGGAGTAAACAATGAAAAAATTTTATTTATATAGGTTCCTTGATAAGCACAAAAGAATTATATATATAGGGAGAACTCGTAATTTAGATAGCAGGATAAAAACACATTTTAATGGTGGACATTTAACTGTTGAATGTTATGAAGATGTTGAGTTTATAGAGGTCGCTGAATTAAATAACGAAGCAGATATGTATATATTAGAAATTTATTTAATTAGCAAATATAATCCTAAATATAACACAGAATATATTAATATGAAATGTTCTTTGAATTTAGAAGAACCTGTTTTCAATCCATACAATAGAGTTATAAAAGCACAGAAACCTATTAACAAAGACAGGTTGGATATGGAATTAAAACAATTTGATATGATTAGAGGAGATAATGTAATATCTATTGCTAGAGATGGGAACTTAAGCAAAAGGATTAAAGTCCAAAAAGGAACATTAAAAATCCTATTAACAAATAGAGATATGTGCATAATTGAATTTTTATTAAAAAATCCTAATACCGACACTTGTACGATACATAAATTGTTTTTTTCTAACTCTGGCTTAAGAACTTGTCAAGCTAGGATTAAGCTATTAGTTGAAGTTGGTTTGATTTCTTGTGTTAGAGAAAATTTATTATCTCAAAATATGTATTTTGTATCAGTAAGTAATGGAGAAAAATATAAAAGGATATTAACAGATTTAGATTCGCAAATTGATATTTAAAGTTATATTTTAGACTAGGTTAATCCTAGTCTTTTTTATATTAAAAAATATGTAAATACGTAAATAAGTACGTAATTATATGGTATAATAATAACAGAGGTGTAAGACAATGAGAACAAATAAAACAATAAGTATAGAAATTGAAGTATTAAATGAAATGCTAATGTATTGCAAGAAATATGACGTTACATTTAGCAAATTAATAGTAGTTTTATGGGATTTCTTTAAAAAGAAAAATACAAATACCAAGTAAAAAGGATTAATGGGGAGTAAAAATGAAAAGTAATGCAGATATAATTTATAATCATATAGAAAAACAAAAAGGGGATTTTGTAGTTCCTATAGAAATAGATAATGATAGAAATTTACAATATATATTAACACAGTATGTATATAAACATAACACATTTAAAAAAGTTATAGAAACAGAAGAAAGAAGGAAAAGAGCAGAATTTAATAGCAATATATTAATGCCTTATTTCCTTACTGAACTTGTAAAATGGGAAAATAAGGTTGGAGTTAAATCTGAATTTTGGTCAGAACAAGAACATAGCAGATTTAAAAATTACTTTATGAGTAAATATGGGAAAATGATAAAATGATGAGGTTAATATTTTTAATTTTAACAATTTATATCATGTTTGAAATATCAATATATTTAGCTATAAAAGAGAAGGAAAAGGAGAATAGAGAAAATGAACAAAATAATATTAAGTGGTGGAATAACTAGAGATGCAGAATTAAGCTTTATAGGTCAAACTGGAACGCCTAAAATGAATTTTTCTTTAGCTGTAGAGCGTGGATATCAAAAGGATAAAAATAATAAAGTAGTTGACTATATAAACTGTGAAATGATAGGCGCTCACGTTGAAAAATTAAGCCAATACATAACTAAGGGAAAACAAATAGTTGTAGAAGGTGAATTAAACATAGATTCTTATATGAAAGATGATGAAAGAAAAACTTATACAAAAGTAAAAGTTGATAAATTAGAGTTCCAAAGAGGTGGAGTTTCTGCAAATACTGATATGAAAGTTAAAAATGAGTTTAAGTTAGAAGAATTTGGAAACTTTGAAACAGAAGAAGTACCGTTTTAATTAATGGGGGTTATTATGAATAAAGAAATGATTAATCACCCATCGCATTACAACATGGGTAGATATGAAGCTATAGATGTTATAGAAGATTGGAATTTGGGTTTTAATTTAGGGAACACAATAAAATATATAAGTAGAGCAGGACACAAAGACGATATAATACAAGATTTAAAAAAAGCACTATGGTATTTAATAAGAGAGATAAACAGATTAGAGGGAAATCATGGAGATACTAAAAAATAATTTAAGATTAGGGCGACTAAGTAAGGGACTAAGCCAAAGACAAGTTGGAGAACTTGCAAGAATGTCTTCGCATAAAATATTCAGAACTGAAAAAGATCCGAGTAATTTAAGAGTTGATGATTTAATGGAATTATGTAAAGTTTTAAATTTAGATATAAGCGAAGTTTTTACAAAAGACATATTTAATGTAGGGTGTAGAAAATGGTATTAAAAGGGGAGAAAATATGAATATAACTAATACGCAAATATTTGGCTTTGAAGCTTCTTTAAGAGGTATGAGAAATCCAATGAACAGTTGGCACTTACAAGATAGCACTAAATATGAAATAGGGTCTAAAGACATGGACCTAGCTAAAAGATTAATAAAAGCAGGACCTGAACATTGTAAATTCTTAAGACAAATACAAGTATGGGCTGATTTTGATATGCCTTTATACTGGTGGAGTGAATTTGATACATATAAATTTAATACTAAAAATAGTTGTAGCACTATGCACAAGTTATTAAATAATAAAGAAGAAATAACAATAGATAATTTTGTTTATGATAGAGAAGATAGAGTATTTATGCAAGTGATAGTGGATCAATTAAATTATCTTAGACATCATTATCTAGAAAGTAAAGATTATAATTATGTGATAAGAGCTAAAAAGCTTTTACCAACTTCATACAAACAATTAAGAACAGTTAATACAAATTACGCTGAACTTATAAATATATATCACCAAAGAAAAAATCATAGATTAAAACAAGAATGGCAAGATGTATTCTGTAGATGGGTAGAAGATTTGCCATATATGAATGAATTTTTAAATGTTAAGTAGAGGTATATAATGTTTAAAAAAGGTGATAAAGTATTCTTTGATAGTCAAGGTACTATGTACGAAGGTATACTAGTATCTAATGTATATCGAGTATTTACTGAAAAAGAAATATATGCAGATGTTTATATATCAGCCATTAAAGAGCAAATAACAGTAAATATAAAACACATAAAGAAAATAGATGAAATGAAAAAAATAAATGCTTTAGAGATACATAAAAAAGTTTCAATAGATGAATTATACAACAAACTTGATGAAGAAGTAAAAGAGATAGCTTCAGCTATACTTTTAAATGATGTTGAAAATCTTACAGAAGAACTTTTAGATGTTATGCAGGTAATAAAAGGCATAGCTTATAAATTTAATATAGATCTAGATGCTAATATAGAAAAGCATAATAAAAAATTATTAAGTCGTGGCCATAAGTTTATATAGGGAATAAATGGAAGCTATTTAAATCGATTCTAAGGTGGGTTTAGATAGCTTTTAATATAATTTATCGATTAAAAAAATAAATGTAAATATACGCTAAATGGAAATATAATCCAAAGGGCATAAAAGTACATATTTTATGTCTTTTTTTAAAAAATATCTTAAATTAAAGTTGTTTCAATTGATGTACAGATTTTATTATGTCAGTTATTTTTTAGTTTATAAAACCAATGTCAGTTTAAAAATTGTATTTTAAACTACAAAATATAAAAGGGGGAATAGCTTATGTATAAATTATATAATGGGGATTGTTTAGAGATTTTAAGAGAATTACCTAATGAAAGTATTGATATGGTAGTAATTGACCCCCCATACAAACTTACAAGTGGGGGATGTAAGGGCAATTTAAAAATAGAATTTAATACTATTTCAGAAAAACAAAAGCAAAGTGGAATAATGTTTAATATTCCGAAATTTAATGAGTATTTTTCAGAATTATTTAGAATTTTAAAAGACGGTACACATTTTTATTGTATGTGTAATGACAAACATTTGAAAGATGTTTTAATCGAGGGGGAAAAAGCAGGATTTAAAGAAGTTAATGTTTTAGTTTGGGCAAAAGGCATGCACACACCATTGCCTTATTATATGAAAAATATAGAATTTATAGTATTATTCAGAAAAGGCAAAGCTAGGAAAATAAATAATATGGGCAGCTTTGCACTTATAGATATTAAAGGGATAAAAGGAAATAAAGTTCATCCGAGCGAAAAGCCTTATCAACTTATGCAACATTTAATATTAAATAGTAGTTGCGAAAATGACACTATTTTAGATTGTTTTATGGGTAGTTGCTCAAGTGGAATTGCATCTGTTGTAAATAATAGAAAATTTATAGGGATAGAATTAGATACTAATTACTTCAATATAGGTAAAAATAGAATAGAAAATGCTATAAATAGCAAATAAAAAAGGAGTTTTAAACCAATAGTAGCAGACTTAATTAAGGTACTTAAAATAATAGATAAAGAGCAAGAATATGCAAAAGAAGTAAATCCGATAATGTATTTAGGTATGGAACAGATAAAGAAATTAATAAATAAAGAAATTCAAAAACACTTAAAACAATAATTTAAAAGTAAAATAGTGTATCTTTAAAGGGGGGGGATTCTCTTTGACTAAAGATAAAAAATATATAGAGTATTTACTAAGAAATTATAAAAAGAAAAAATCAAGGCTTAGAATTTTAAATCTAGGGCTTATAAATGAAGATGATAACATTTTAAATGGTATAGATTATTCAAAAGATAAAATACAAACAAGTAATTTATCTTCTTTAGATGATGCAATAATTAAAAGAGAAGAAGAGATAAAAAGATTAGAATATGAAATAAATATAGTAGAAGCTTTACTTGATAGCTTAGATAGTAGGAAAGATAATCAGTATAGGCAATTAGTAGAAAATTATTATATTGAAAATAAAACATATACAGAAGTAATGCCTATAATTAATATATATAATAGGTATCATTTTTTTGAACTATGTAAGAAAGTTTTAAATGAATTTTTAGAGTTAATATAGAAGGTATAAACCTTCTTTTTTATTCCCATAAAATCTAAAAATAGTCATAATTAACCAAATATAGTACAAATAATAGTATTAAAATTGGTATTTAATGCCTAATTTTAATGTGCTATTATTATAGGGTAAACAATTATATAGTTGTTCATGGCTTATTCCTTCGAGTATATTTATCGTATTTTATTTTTAAAAAAGTGAGTGCTAGATTAAAAGTTTTAAATTTTTAGTCTAGCATTTCTTTTTTAAAGGTGGGTAAATTGGGAAAGAAGAAAACTAAGGTTAAGGTATGGAAAGATGTAGATGAAGTTGTAAAAGCTACTATTGAAATACCTAAAAAGGTACAATGGCTTGTAGAAGTCATGGAAGAAGTACCTAAGGGGGAGAAGTCTAAATTTTAGGCTTCTTTTTTATTTTATTATAATCATTATCAAAGTATATAAAAGGAGGTGGAACTTTGAGTTTAACCACAAAACAAGAAATCTTTGTCCAAAGATTAATAGAAGGCTATTCCCAAAGGGAAGCCTACAAATTCGCATATGAAGCCGATAATATGAAAAATGAAACAATAGATAAAAGGGCCTCCGAATTATTCTCTAAAGGGGATATTAAGGGAAGGTATGAAGAGCTTAAAAATGAACTAAAAAATAAAATGTTTTATACCGTTGAAAAGGCAAATGATGATTTAGAATGGATTAAATTAAAAGCTAAAGAAGATATAGAAAATAGAGGTATAAAACAAGCTAATTCAACTACTTATTTGAATGCAGTTAAACAACAAATAGATTTAAATGGGATAACTATAAAAGAAGCTAAAAAAGATATTGATAATATAATCAAGTTTGAGATAGTAGGGGCTAAAAATGATTAAACAAGTTACCTGCAATAATCATTTTATTGATTTTATAAATAACTGGGATTATAAATTCTATTTTCTAGTTGGTGGATATGGTAGTTCTAAAAGCTATCATGTAGCTACTAAACTTTTATTAAAATTAGCTTCAGAAAAAAGATTAGCTTTGGTTGTAAGAGAAGTATATGACACAATTAGGGACAGTTGCTTCAGTTTATTCGAAGAAGTGGCTTTAAGAATAGGCATATACGATCATCTAAAATTTAAAACATCACCTATGCAGGTTATATTTCCCAATGGTTCAAAGATTATATTTAAGGGCCTTGATAATCCACAGAAATTAAAATCTATCAATGGAGTTTCTATAGTATGGCTAGAAGAATGTAGTGAATGTAAGTATGAAGCTTATAAAGAATTGTTAGGACGTTTAAGACATATGGAGTTAAGCAATCATATTATTTGTAGTACTAACCCAGTTGGCACAGATAACTGGACTTATAGCCATTTTTTCAAGAATGAAGAAAATAATAAAACAGTTCTTGATGATGAAACTTTATACAATAACAGAATTGTAAAAACTAATAATACATATTACCATCATTCAACCTGCGAAGATAATGCTTTTTTACCACAAAGTTATATTAATGAACTTGAACAAATGAAAGAGTATGATTTTGATTTATACAGAGTTGCTAAATTGGGACACTATGGAGTTAATGGTGAAAAAGTATTACCACAATTTAAAGTAATTTCACATGATGAAGTTATGAATAAAGTTTCAAAGCTTCCAAATAGGCTTATAAAATATGGGCTAGATTTTGGGTTTGTAACCTCTTACAATGCCTTAATTAGTGTTGGAATTGATGAAGCTAATAAGGATTTATATATATTTAATGAATACTATACAAAAGGCAAAACAGATATTGAAATATCTGAAGATATAAAAGAATATAAAAATAAATTAATAATAGCTGATAATGCAGAGCCAAAGTCTATAGCATTTTATAGGCAACAAGGCTTTAAAATGATACCATGTAAAAAATTTGCAGGTAGTAGAACTAGCAATACAAAGAAAATAAAAAGATTTAAAAATATTTATTGCAGCGATGAATGTAAAAATGTAATAAAAGAATTAAAAAACTTAACTTATAAAAAAGATAAAAAAGGTAACATCATTGAAGATGAATTTAATATAGATCCACATACATTTAGTGCTATATGGTATGCGCTTGATGGATACGAAGTATCAGATTTAAAGCAATTTGATAGAAATAAATACAACATTTAAAGGGGTGAGTAATATGAGAAAATTTAAACTAGATAAAAATATAGTAATAACTAAACAACTTATACAAGATTTAATATCAGAACACTCACAAGAACGAACAAGAATTCTAAAGATGAAAAATTATTATAATGGCTTAAATGAAGGTATAAAAAATAGAGTATATAAAGATACAACAAATAAGCCATCTAATAGACTTTATAGCGGTTACGCTTCATATATTACGGATAATTTTGTTGGGTATATGTTAGGTCAACCAGTAAGTTATAAATCAGATAATGAAAATCTACTTGAAAAGCTTAATTTAAGCTTCTTATACAATGATGAAATAGATAATAATACAACTTTAGCACAAGAGCAAAGTATTTGTGGTTATGCTTATGAGTTGTTATATATAGATGAAGATAGTAATGTTAGGTTTAAAGCACTAGATACAGAAGATGTAATAGTAGTATATGAAAATACACTAGAAGAAAAAGAACTATTTGCAATAAGGTATATACTAGATAAAGATAATAAAGGAATTGTTTATGTATATACAAAAGATAGAGTAGAAGCCTATACAATAGAAAATAATGAATTAGGAAATATTATAGAAGAAGAATGCCAAGATAACTTTTTTATTGATGTCCCTATTTGTACTTATGAAAACAACAGACAACGTATAGGAGATTTTGAAAAGGTACTTAGCTTAATAGATGCTTATGATTTTGCAAATTCTGATACTGCTAATGATTTTGAATATTTCACTAATGCTTTATTAGTTGTAAGTGGTGTAACAATGGATGAAAACGATGAAGAAGGAAGGCCACTAAACTTTAAAGAAAATAGAGTTTTAAACTTTGTTGATAGTGAAGGAAAAGCAGAATATTTAATAAAAAATATAAATGATACTGCTTTAGAAAATTATAAAAATAGAATTAATTTAGATATACATAAATTTAGTAATGTCATAGATATATCAGATAAAAACTTTGGTAATAATTTAAGTGGAATAGCTATGAAATATAAATTACTAGGTATGGAAAATATAGCTTCTATAAAAGAAAGTAAATTCAGAAAAGGGTTAATGAAAAGAATAGAATTATTAACTCATTTCTTAAACTTATCTATAAATAGCAATTATACATATACTGAAATAATGCCGGTATTTACTAGAAATATACCAAGCAATGATGTTGAAACTGTTGAAATGATAAAGCAATTATATGGAATGATTTCAGATAAAACTTTATTATCTCAATTACCATTTATTGAAGATGTTCAAGATGAACTTGATGCACTTGAAAAACAAAAAGAAAATAGTTTAGATAACTATAATTTTGTAGGTGCTGATAATGAAGAATAATCAAAAGTACTGGGAAGAAAGAATAATATTAAAAGATAAGCTTCTAGAAAAAGATATAAAAAAAATAGAAAAGAAGCTATTAAAATTATTTAAAGATACTAGAAAAGAAGTATTAAATGAATTAAAGATTATTTATGCAGATATAGAAAGCACAGAATATGCAAAATATCGCATAGATAGTCTTTTAATGAGTATTGATAATACACTTGATAATTTATACAAGAAGAACGAAGAGCAAGTTACAGAAGGCTTAACTAATATATATAAAGAAATGGATAAACAAGCATCTATTGACTTAGGTGCTTCTTTTAATGCTATAAATGAAAACTTAATTAGGGAAGCTATTAAAACTAATTGGAGCGGACTATCTTTTAGTGAGCGAATTTGGGAACATAGAAGAAGATTAGCTTTTACTATAAAAGGTGAACTAACTAAAGGACTTACTAGGGGTGACAGTTTACAAGATATGTCGAGAATAATAGCTGATAAGCTTAATAATTCTTATTCTAACGCATTGAGATTAGTTAGGACAGAAAGTTGTTTTATAATGAATGAAGCCACTATAAATAACTACAAAGAAAATGGGATAAAAGAATATGAGTTTATGGCTTTTTTAGACAAGAAAACTAGCCCACAATGCAGGGAACTTGATGGGAAAATTATTAGTGTTGAAGAATATAAAGCAGGGTTTAATTTCCCACCACTTCACCCAAATTGTAGAAGTTGCATAGTTCCAGTTGTTGAAGATATTGCTATAGATAAGCCTAAAGAAGAAGATATTAAAGATAATACTTTATCACCTATAGAAGAATTAGAAAATAAAGGTGTAAAAGTAGACATTGATAGCTTTAAAAATATTGATAAAAGGTTATTTGATGAAAATGCTAAACAGTTAAACAAGTTAATAGATAAATACTCAAAAGTTCAAGAATATATAAAAAATAAGCCTTTTGAGTTTAAAGCTGAAAGTATGAATATAAGTACAAATGCTTATTGTGGAACTAATTTTGACAAAACTCACATGACTATAGCATTGAATACTAAAAATTATAAGAATTATAATGATTTAGTTGATAATGCTAAGAAGTGTATAGAAAGTAGATGGAGTTGTAAGGGATTAGAAGAAAAACTAAGTGTTAAGACATTGACCCATGAATTTGGCCACGCAATACATAATATATTGATAGATAATTATAATAAAACACATCAAGAAGAAAAGAACGAACATATTAAAAAGGCTATGAGCGCCAGCACACTATCAGCATCAAGGAAAAAACTAAAGCAATATGATGAAAAGTTAGTAAAATCTTTTAATAAAGAAATAATTAAGATAGCTAAAGGCATAGATAAAGATTTAGATACTAAAGAAAGTATATCTAGGTATGGCAAAACTAGTCCTTATGAGTTCTTTGCAGAGTGTTTTGCAGAATATGAGTGTTATGGTGGAACTGCTTATGCTAAAGCTATGGAAATTTTCTTAGAAAGGAATTTTAAATAATGGTTATAAATGAAGAACCTTATTTTTTAAGTAATAAAGATTGGTTTTATTATGATGAAGAAGAATTTTGTTATAAGTTAACTAAAGAAGCAACTAAAAAAGCTATAGAAAGTTATAATGAATTTTATGAATTATTAGATAACAATTATCTAACAACTATCTAACAACAATGTAACAAATAAAATATAGTGTTTTCAATGGTTGTAGAGATTTACTAACAATAATCTAACAACTATCTAACAACACTACAAAGAAAAAAGAATAAATATATATTATATATAGTATTTTTTAGCTTTTACTAACTCATTTAGTAAGAGCTTTTTTATTGTCTTTTTATCTGTTGCAGACTATAAAGAACAACTTAGAAAAATAAAAGCCTACTATGGCTATAAACTAGGAGGATAAAATGGAAAACCAAAACGTTAACGTTAATGAAGAAATAAAAGTTGATTCAACTGAAACTAATCAAGTAGAGGTAAAAGAAGAAAAGACTTTTACGCAGGAAGAACTTGATAAAATATTAAATAAAAAATTTGCACAATGGCAAAAGAAAACAGAAGAAGCTAAAGCAGAAGCAGAAAGAAAAGCTAAATTAACAGAAGCTGAAAAACTAGCAGAAGAGAGAAAAGAATTTGAACGAATGAAGATGCAATTTGAGTATGAGCAAAGGGTAAACTCTACTTCTAAAGTATTAGCTTCTAATAATTTACCTATAGAATTTGCTGATTTTTTAATTGGTGATTCTGATGAAGCAACTACTCAAAGAGTTGACTTATTTAAAAATGCTTTTAATGAAGCTTTAGAAAAAGCAGTAAACGAAAGATTAAGAGGTAGAACTCCGAAAGCATCTACTTCAAAAGCTTTAGAGATAACTAAAGAAGATTTTAGAAGTATGAGTTATAAAGAAAAAATGGACTTATACAACAAAGATAAAGAATTATTTAATAAACTTTCTAAATAAAAAGGAGAATATAAATTATGACTATAACTAAAATGGAAAATATGATAAACCCGGAAGTATTAGCTACAATGGTAGATGGAGAATTAGAATTTGCATTAAAATTCACTAACTTAGCAACAGTAGACCACACTTTAGTTGGTAGACCTGGAAATACTGTATCTTTACCAGCTTATAAAATGATAGGTGAAGCAGTAGACGTTGCAGAAGGTGAAGCTATACCAGTAGAAGCTTTAGCTACTGAAAACGAAAATGTAGTAGTTAAAAAAGCTGGTAAAGGTGTTAGAATAACTGATGAAGCTGTTTTAAGTGGTTATGGAGATCCAATGGGTCAAGCTGCTAAACAATTAGCTAAATCTATAGCTTCAAAAGTTGATTCTGATATAATGGCTTGTTTAGATGAAATAGGTTCTGAAATGACTATAAATAAAGCTTTTTCTGCTGATGTAGTATCAGAAGCTTTAGTAAAATTCGGTGAAGATTTAGAAGGGCAAAAGGTATTATTAATATCTCCTGCTCAATTACACGCTTTAAAAGGTGATAAAACTTGGATAGCTGCTGCTGAAATAGGAAGAGAAGCTTTAGTAGAAGGTGCTATAGGTCAAGTTCATGGGTGTGATGTTGTTATATCTAACAGAGTTACTAATACTAACTATATAGTAAAGCCAGGAGCAGTAGCAGTTTACTTAAAGAGAGAAACTTCTTTAGAAACAGAAAGAATACCATCAATAAGAGCAACAGAATTAACAATAGATAAGCATTATGCAGTACATCTAGCAGATGTTACAAAAGCTATAAAAATAGCTGGTGCTGGTAGAAGCAAATAATAAAAAAATAAATATTTAATAAGGGTATAGGGTAGCCTATGCCTTTATTTTTAAAAGTAGGTGTTAATATGCTACTAAATAGAATTAAAACCCTTTTAAACTGTGAAGGGAGCGAAGAATTAATACTTGAAATAGTTAATATTACAGAAGCTAAAATTTTAAACTATATTAATGCTGTTGAAATGCCTATTGAGTTAGAATTTATATTAATAGAGTTATCTATTCAAAGATTTAATAGAATAGGTAGTGAAGGTATAGCTTCTGAAAGTATAGATGGTAAAAGTGTATCTTATGATGATGATTTTATAGGATATAAACATTATTTAGATGATTATATATCTAGAAATAGTATTCAGAAGGGATATAAGCTGTTATAATGCGTTTTAATAAATGTATTAAACTAATTACCTTAGAAAGTAAAGAAGATAACTTAGGGGGGCATATAGAGGTTGAAAATGTAATAATGGAAACCATGTGCAACTTTGAAGAATTATCTTTGGAAACTACAATAAAAATCTATGGTGAAGCCATAACTCAAAATGCCAAAGCTATAATCTTAGGTAGCAGTATTAAGATAGATAAAGTTTTAATTGATAATATTAAATATAAAGTATTAAATCAAAGAAAAGTAAAAAACAAAACTTCTTTTTTCTTAGAGGTTGATAATGATTAAAATAGATAGTTCAGATTTAAATAAGTTTAGTGTAATACTAAGGGAGTTACCT